GATATATCTGTATTAGTAGGGGTATTTCCATAATGTCGGAGGAATTCATATTTACCCATGGTATTTTATCGGAATGTTCCAGTAAGGCTGAAGCTTCGCAAATTTCTGGAAGACTTAAGGGTAATATTAAACATTTTAAAAATTACGCACCTCCTACTGTTTATACCACTCCCGCCTTCAATAAAATTGCTATTGAAATGGAGAAAAAATCCTCTCATTTATGTGAATTGGCTTATAGAAAAAGTACAAATGGTGGTGATATAATTATTAATAAGAGTGAATATAAAACGTGTGGAGAAGACTTCGAATATGTTGTTCATCCGCATTTATTTAAAAGTCATACAAAGGCAAAGAAGTTCCTCAATACTAAAATTCGTGAGATGCGCGTTAAAAGTGTGTCTACAACAACAAAAGCGATTCATCCAGTTGAAAATGATTATAAAGTTACTACTAAATTATTAAGTTCAGGGAAGAGAAAAACGGACCTTACTAAAGCAGATAGAATAATTATTACAAGATACAACCCATCGTGTAACTTAAAATTATTAGAAAATATTGCTCCTGGACAATGTATATCTAGCACAGATAAAGGTAGTCACTTCTTAATTATACCGGTATATCAAAACGAAAATTCCCCACCTAAATCTGTGAGATATGAAGTTAGATATATATCGTTCAAATAAAAATTTGATATTTACATAATTTGAAACTTTTCTTATTAAACTACTACAATATGACGACCGTTCCCCATTTGTCAGCTCTTTTACATAACGATTATGTCGCTACTTGGAACTCCGCTCTGACAACATATGACAAGCACCCCCAAGCCCTTAAATATAAAAATCTGAAGCCAGATGAGCTATACCAAACCAAAGAACGGCCTATGCATCCACAATTGTTTTATAGTTTATCACAAGTTCGAGGATTTAATAATCTTAATGGTTATCGTTATGAAGATTATTATAAAAATTTTATGGATGAACTTAATAATTAATAAACAGGTTATATATTATATAGTTATGAAAATACAAAAAAACTTAATCAAAAGAATGCTGTTATTTTTATTTGGATGTATGTCTCTGAGAATAGGGTTTGTATATTTAGCCCATAGATTATCTAAAAAAAATTTAAAATACATGGGCTATTTAGCTATAATGCCCGCAATAGGGTTTATTTATATTTATCTAACAGGCATACGAGCAACTGGAGCAGAAGTTTTTGGAGATAAAATTTGGTGGAATAATTTAAGACCTATTCATTCGGTTTTATATTTTATTTTTGCTTATATGGCAATTAATTCACTTGAAAATTCCTACTTACCATTACTGATTGACGTAATTATTGGTTTTATTTCATTTTTAGTCTATCATCTTTTTATTAGAAATTAATATTAGGTAGTGGGTTTATTTTTATATTTATTAACAATTAATTTTTTTTAAAGCATTCCATCCTACTTGCCCCTTTGCGGTTTTAAGTTTGTTTACTTGGCAGAGAGCCTTTTCTAATTTTTTTCCTGTTTCAGTTAAATTTTTTTCTGTTTCAGTTAATCTTTGTTCTGTTTCAGTTACTTTTTGTTTTGTTTCTTGTAATTCGCGTTTAGTATAGGCGACACTAGATTTGAGATCGGTATTTTCTTTATTAAGTAATTTTGTTGCCATATTTAGCTCCATTTTAGCATTATATGAACAGAATTGTTTCGCTCCAGCCACAGCCTTTACCTTCTCTTCTTCTTCCTCTACTACTTTCTTTTCAAGATCAGCAATTTTATTATTATTTACCACCAATATTTCTATCAAATCTTCCTTTTCCATAGCTAAATATGTATCTTTAAATGTTTGTGCAGCTTTTTTCTCTTCATCTAATTGCTTCTGTGCTTTATCTCTAAATCCTTCTGCCGCGGCCTTCATGCACGCGTCGTAATATTGTCGATTGGCTCCATTACACTGCTTTCGAGCAAGGTTATTTATTCTTGTTCTTAAAGCTGAAGCTTCGGCGGCGGCGTCATCATCAGCTTTTTTTTCTCCAGCGGTGCGGGTGTCCTCAACTGGTTTTGGCGGAGGCGGGGCTTTTCTTGCCGCCGTCCGCATACAAGCGTCGTAGTGCTGCCGGGGGTCTCCCTCGCACGCCCCCCCCTTCTAAAACATTTAAATAATTTCTTAATATCTCTTGTCCTAATTTACTGTTGATAGAAACCATTCTGCCAGTTTTTGGATTAGCAATTTTCGAGTACATGTTTTATATATATATATAATTTTAACAAGCCCAAATAAATACTTCTGTTAATTATGGAGGGAAAAGGATATTTCCTAATTTAAATATTACTTTTTGTCTTAGTAACCAGTTTTGATTTGCCAATCCAAATGCTCCTGCGCTGCCCTCCATCTCCTCTCCTCTGCAGCTGCCTCTCTCTCTTCTTCTATTTTTTCTCTTTTTAGTTGCTGCGGTACGCCTCTCTCCTTCCACTTTTTCCACCGCTCCTCCTCCTCTGCTGCTAATTTTGCTTGAAGAACAGGAGCCTCTTTCATTTCCTTCTCCTTCATACGGTTGAGCATTTTTCTCGTCTCGGCAACTTCCTTCTTCGTATTATAATCCGCGCTCGCTCCCATCTCCTGGACAGCGGGAAGACGTAGCGCCCTTTTCGTTCTTTCCAATCGTGGGCGGCGTGCACCTGCGCTTAAAACATTTAAATAATTTCTTAATATCTCTTTACCTAATCTACCGTTGACAGAAACCATTCTGCCAGTTTTTGGATTTGCAATTTTAGAGTACATGCTTTATATATATATATATATTATTTTAACAAGCCCAAATAAATATAATCTAAAATTGTAAATGTAATTGAACTTAAAATAGCAAAAGAACCCACAGTCAGAGCTATTTTAAATACTTCTATTAATGGTGGTATTTTAAATAATTTTATAAGAGTTTCTATATTCCATTTAAACTCATCTTTATTTTTACCTAAATTGTAATTTGAAATTGACTCCACCATAAAATAAAAAAAACTTATTAAAGCAGAAATTATAACATATGAAACTGGTTTTAAACTCATCTATATTATAGCGATACATTATTTAACTCGTAAAATTCCAATTTATAACGCAGCCATGGCGAATTTTTTTACCTCGATAGATATTTTTTGGGTGTTTATACAGCTTGTGATAGTTAGGTTGTTTGGTAGCGCTTATAAATAAATTATATTCTGGCGCATTATTTTTAATAGCAAGAAATACATTATATACGTAATCGTGATTTCCATACCTAATACTACAAACCGATAGTTCTTTTGTATTATATCCTTTAGGGATTTTAGGATAAGTATTTACTCCGAAATGCCGCCATCCATCAAAATACGTTAATATATAATGAATAATCGCATAATTTTCTTCATAATTATTACTATCTCCTCGATTGAATTCGATTTCTTTTAAAGTTTGGTTTAAATATTTATCCGTTGTCTTTAAAGTTTTACTTCTACACAAGGGACATTTAAGCTCAAATTCAGGATTTTTTAATAAGGTTTGGCGAATGCATTTCTTGCAAAACGAATGACCACAATTTAATACAATATCAGTTGTATTATCCATACAAATACAGCATTCTGTGGGAGGCGGTGCCATCTTATCGGTCTGATTAATACTATACTAATTAATATAACGTAAATCAAATTTATTTTAAATTATATTACAATTATATCATCTATATCTTCGTCCTTAGTAGGTTCTTCATAATATTTTCGGTACATCCACATAGCTATTTTAGGAACTGGTTTGGTTCTCTTTTGATTTTGATATAATGCCTGTTCAATAGAGGCATTTATATGAATTACTCTGGTATACAATCCCAAATCTTTTGCTATTTTTAGAAAGATAGCTCTTTTTTTTGCGCTCGAATGTGTCGCATCTAATACAGTAGATTGCCCTTTGCTTAATTCTAATTTAAGCGCCTTTACTATTTTAGACTGAGATGATTTATATGCGTCGCCTGAAATTATACTATAATTTGGTTCAGTAAAATTCTCTGCGACATAGGTTGATTTCCCACTTCCGGGATAACCTACCATTAATACGAGCTCTTGGACTTTAACCTTTTTCAGTTTAACAGATGGGTTCCTTGGGAAAGGAAATATTTCCTCAGGTTCTATATATTTTAGATTGCTGTTTATTGCAAATTCTTTGTCACTGTCGCTCCAATCACCTGGGCGTCCAAGAGCATCCCCCACATAAAAGGAAAGGGACTTGTCATATGTTTTGTTAGTAATATGTTTATTAAAGTAAAACGGATTAGGTTTTTTTAAGGACTTATTATACATAATATAAGCTTTATATGGGATGTTCAAGGTATCCAACACAGTTTTAACCTGTTCCTTTTTATAATCTCTGCTTTGGTTAGTAAATATTACGATTGAATAGCCTTTTTTGTAATATTTTAGCACAACGTCTTTTACACATTCTCTTAACCATATCCAATCAGTAGCATTTTTGGAAAATGTAGTCGTGGATTTAGGTTTTACAAGTGTGTGGTCAAAATCGAATGCGGCAATTTTTTTCCTAAATTGGAACTTTGAGTGTGTTATAATAACATCATCTTTTGGTGGTTTTGTTTTAGTTTTTTTCTTACATTTAATTTTCTTACCAGCTCGCTTGTCGGGATTTGGAGGGTCGTGGTTCATAATTGGATTATGTCGTATATTATAGAATGATTATTTTAAAGAAAATCAAATTAAATTAAATATTTATAAGGTTATGTATTTATATATCTATGCCTACTGTGAATAGCACAGATGATAATTTATGTGCAATTTGTATAGAACCTAATAAAAAAATTTATTGGAAGTGTAAAGAATGTAATACTAAGTTCCATAGAGGCTGTATAATAAAATGGAAAAAAGGGAACCCATATTATCCAAGTTATTACACTTGCCCAGTTTGTAAAAAAAAATATGATATAACTACCTGTAATTATTTAATAGATAACGCTCGGGCTGAAATTTGGGTAATATCTATATGTTTTTTGATAATATCTATATTTATTATAATTTATCCTATTTGTGTATTTTTTATGATTTATTATTTATTTCTTATATAAGATAGACTTTGTAATTAAATTTATTTGTGCAACTTTTATAAAGTTAAAACGGTGATTATAATAATTTATATGATTTATCTACCAAATGAATTATTAAAAACTATTTTTGACTATTTTAATATGTTTGACGAAATAGCTTATTCGCAAACAAGTACGGAAAATTATAGATTGTTAAAATTAGCTATACATACACGAATTGTTAATCTTAAAACAATACAGCGTTTTTATAAAAACCACCGAACTCGTTTTCCTTTTGAAGAATCGTATATGAATATATATTTCGAGCCTAGTAAAAAAAGAAAACAATTTATTACCAGAACGTATATAGCCAAATACCCATTATTATTAATATATAGCTTTCCAGAATATTTAGTAAAAAAAATCAGTATATATAATCCCGAAGAGAAAAACAAATTTTTAACAAAATACTTGGAAAAAATGCCCAAAGAACAGTGGAGGACTCGGAGAGACATTTTAAACTTTTTAAGCTTAGAGTGCATCACGGTTAGGGATATTGTTTATACTGGATGGTAATGTTATATTTAAAAATGATATAAAACTTAGTTTTAACCGTTTGGCATTTAAAATGTTACATTTTTTATGTTGTATTTTTCAAATATATAATTATAGTTTATTATAACAAATCACACTAAATTTAAATTTCCATTAGTTTAATATTTTTTATATATATAATATATCATATGATATATATAGAAATTATTCAAGATTCTGGCGGAAGAACAGGGCATAAACTAAAAGATTATTTAACAGCATTTTGCTTTTATTTTATATGTAATTACAAAACAATTATAAATGATTATTGGAAATTTCCTGAAAATAATTGTAATAATCATCTTAATATGTTTAATTTAAACTCATCTAATATATTTATAAATAGACCTAACAACCCTATCATTACTATTAAATATTCTTTGAGAAATTACTGGGGAATGGGATATAATAGATTTAAAAAAATTACTGAAAGAATTGAAGATATGCAAAAAAAAAATATTAATAAATCTGTAATAGTTCAGTTATCTAACGCAACAAGAATACAATTAAGTAATGTATATAATTGGGAACTATCTAATTTAATAGAAAAAGGAACATATAATAAACTAACGTTATATTTAAGGACACTTTTATTGACTTCTCCAAATAATAATCAAATCCCAATTATTAAAAATGATAATAATATAATAAATATTTCTATTCATATACGCAAAGGAGATGTATTTCACCGGCCTCTACATCGGTCTGTAAAATATTATGAAAATATTATTCAAAATTTAAAAAAAATTAAATTTAAAAAAAATATATATATATATACTGAAAAATGGAAAGGTTACGATGGAAAAGATGTTTTTTATTTAATAAATTTAAAAGATAATAATACAAATATAAAAGTAATATTTGAATTTTGTTTATATGAATATTTTGTTGATATTATAAATTCAGATATATTTGTTGCTACAATAGGCCAGGGTAGTTTAAGTGATATGGCAATACATTATAAAAGTAAAAATACAATTGTTATATGTAATCATCGATTAAGACAAAGTAAATTCCGTGATAATATGAATAATAAGTTAATTAAAACTGAAAAAGACGGTAATTTTGATATTAAATATTTACAAGATAATGTTCATTTGAAACTTCCAACGGTATAAAATATCTATTATTTATGGTTTCTTTGTGTTATATCTCCAGTTTTGTATTTTTTATTAGAAAATAAACTATGGATATTATCCGTGCTCACAATTTTCATTTATAATATTATATATTAGACTATTTTATATTATTATAACCACTAAATTAAATAGATTTTTGCAGAGGAAAAATAAATTTGATAATATACCACAGAGTGAATAGTATAATAAAATCGATACATTTTTGCTCTTACTCTTAATCTATAGAAGATGGCTTCCACCGGAAAAATTATGGATCTATTAGTGGAAGACTTGTCCCGACTTAAGCAGCGGGTCATTGACAACTGCGGATATTCGCTGGGGTATGAATGTGTCGAACGACTTATGAACCCCGAGATGCTCGAAACTTTCGTTACCTTTAAGGCCGATTGGCGTAAGCAAATTCTGATGTTTATTGGTTCCGCTGAAAAGCTATGGGCAAAGCATTCAGAGGCTTTCCTGCGTGCTTATTTGAAAACAGTTGTCGCGAAGTGGGGGGAGGAACACCTACTGGTAGTCGTCGGCGGCAATGATGGGAAGGGAACGACGTTTATGGTGACGAAAATCTTGGCAGAGTTGTACCCCGGGGTGCGGCTCTTCTCCATTATCCCTGTCGTAAACAAGGAAACTCGTCGTGCTGTGTGTGGGATGGGTGTCAGCACTTATGAACAAGATGCTCTCGACCGAAGCAGTTTCCCTACTCAGCAAGTTGACGAGTATATGCGTCCAGTTCCTGACGGACTGCAGAGGGACAAAATCCGTGCGGCGGAAAACGCGTTGAAGGAAATGCAGAAACTCCCAGGCGGTATTGATGGACTGCTTCGAAGCGCTAAGCGGGACCTGGAACTCTATGTATCGCTCGCCCATGAGAAATACCCTCCACCCGTTCAGGTTGCCCGACGTCTTATTCCCACA